CTCAAGCGTTACGCCGGCGGCGGGATCGCCAACAGCCCGCAGCTCGCGCTCTTCGGCGAGGGCACGCGGCCGGAAGCCTACGTCCCGCTGCCCGACGGCCGGTCGATCCCGGTGACGATGGCGGGTGCCATGCCGAGCGTGCAACTGAACGTGTTCAACCAGACCGGCCAGCCCGTCGACGCTGCCCAGGGCCAGCCGCGCATGGACGGCGGCAAGATGGTGCTCGACGTGGTGCTGACCGCCGCGAACCAGCCCGGGCCTTTCCGTGACGCCATGCGCAACGCGATGAAATAACCATGCCCACCCCAATCTTTCCGCACATCCTGACCACCGGCGACGAGCAGGACTCGAAGAAGTTCTCGGTCGAGCTCGAGGATCCCGCCCTACGCACCGACATGGAGGGCGGCTATGTGGTGTCGCGCGCCCGCTTTACCCGGGCGCCGCGGCGCACCTGGCAGTCGGGCTTCACCTTCATCAAGAGCCCCGGCAAGGCCGAGCTCGAGACCTTCTGGAGCACCGTGAAGGGCGGCTCGGCGATCTTCCAGTGGCGTAACCCGGCCGACGGCGTGGACTACCTGGTGCGCTTCAAGGGCGCGCTGAAGTTCTCCTACGTCGGCGCCGGCCTAAACCAGCGTTGGGACGTGACTTTCACGGTCGAAGAGGCTTAAAATAGTCAGTCACGGCTGACTAAATGAGCAAATCCCTCTCCGTCGCGAACGTCATCGAGAAAAACAGGATCTCGTCCGAGGTCCCGTATCTCGCTTTGCTCGACATCGAAGTGGTGGACCCGAACCTGGGCGTGGTCATGGAGACCCTGCACATCGTTCGCAACAGCGAGGACATCACCTTCAACGGCGTGCTCTACACGGCGCTGCAGTTCGAGTTTGACCTGAAGTCGGAAGCCGGCGCGCAGCCCACGGTCTCGGTCGTGATCCACGACTTGACCCGCGCCATCCAGGGCCGCATGCAGCAATACGGCGGCGGCATCGGCTTCAACGTGACCATCATGGTCGTGAACGGCTCGCAGCTCGATAAGCCGGCCGATGTGGTCGAGTATTTCCAGATCGTCGGGGCGAGCGCGCAGAACTACGTCGTCACTTTCCAGCTCGGCGCCGAGAACGCCCTCATGTATACGTTCCCGCGCCGCAAGCAGACCAAGGACTTCTGTCAGTGGCGCTACAAGGACCCGGACACCTGCGGGTATAGCGGCGATCTGCCCTCGTGCGACCTGACGCTCCAGGGACCGAACGGGTGCGCGGCACATCCGGTATGCGTAATTTCGACCCGCTGATCGGCAAGCCCTTCGCCTACCGCGGCCGCGGCCCCGACACCTACGACTGCTACGGCCTGGTGCGCGAGTGCCTGAAGCGGTGGGATGGGGTCGACGTGCCCGACTACGTGAGCCCGAGCGACGGCGGTCGCATCACGGCCATGTTCGCGCTCGAACTGCGCCTGTGGGAGCCCTGCGAGCCGCGCGCCGGCACCGTCGCGGTGATCCAGGTCCCGGGCAACATGCACTGCGGCTACCTGCTCGACAGCACGAACATGCTCCACACCTGGGAGGTTTCCGGCGGGGTGGTGAAGGAGCCCCTCGAGGTCTGGAAGCGCCGCATCAAGGGGTTCTACCGCTATGTCGGATAAGAAGATCCCCGTCCTTCGAATCGTCAATCCGTTCGACGTGCGCGAGCGCGTCGCCGAAGAGCTCGCCTGGGAGCCCACCAAGACCCTCGCCGATTACTACCCCGTCAACGTGATGGCGGGGGAGTTCGTGATCTCGGTGAGCGGTCGCATCGTAATGCCCGAGGATTTCAGCAAGACCTACCTCGGGCCGGACGACAACCTGGTCCTGTGCCCGGTCCCGCAGGGCGGTGGCGGCGGCAACAAGTCAATGCTGCGCATGGTCGCGATGATCGCGGTCGCATCATTCGCCCCGTGGGCTACCTCGGCCCTGTTCCCCGGGATCGCCGGGTTGGGCGCGAGCATGATTACTGCCGGAATCATGGTCGCCGGCGGGCTGCTGGTGAACGCGCTGCTGCCGATCAAGCCGCCCAAGCAAAACGAAGGTCTCGAAGCATCGCCGAGCTACGGCGTCGACGGCCCGAAGAACACGTCGGAGGAGGGCCTGGCGGTGCCCGTGTGCTACGGCACCTTCCGCCACGGCGGGAACCTGCTCGCGTCGTTCGTGCGCAACATCGACAACGCGCAGTGGCTCTACCTGCTCTTCAACGCGGGCGAGGGTCCGATCGTCGGCATCTCGGACATCCAGGTCAACGACCAGCCGATCGGAAACTTCCGGGACTACGAGACCGAGATCCGTCTCGGCACAGCCGACCAGACGCCGATCCCGTGGTTCGAGGATGCGGTCGAGCCGCGCAACATCAGCCAGGAGCTCACGACCGACTGGCGCGAATTCACCACGCAAGGGCAGGTCGACAAGATCCGCCTCGACTTCACGTTCCCGAACGGTCTCTTCTTCGTGGATTCGGCGACCGGCAACACGTCATCGAGCAAGGTCTCGATCGAGGCCCAATACCGCAAGGTGGGCGATCTCACCTGGCAGACGTTCAACAGCCCGAACGTGCTCAGCTACACCGCGATTCCTACGTGGTATCCGGGCTACGTGCCGACCGGCTTCGAACAGCTCAACGGCGACGTGTGGCAGATTTTCATGGGCGGCGGCGAGAGCGGCGGCATGGTCACCGTCGGCACGAACTACTGGCGCCCCAACTTCAGCGGCAACATGGAAGTCATCGACCATACGCGCTCGACTCTTCGGCGCTCGATGGAGAGTGTGCAGCTCGAGCAAGGGCAGTATGAGATTCGGGTTCGCCGCACGACACCGGCGCAAGCTCAGCCGAGCATCATCGACCGTGTGTTCCTCACGGACCTGAACGAGATCATCCTCGACGACATCAGCTACAAGCACACCGCGCTGCTCGGCGTGAAGATTCGACTGTCCGATCAGCTCCAGGGCTTGCCGAAGGTGACGTATCTGCATCACGGGCGGGTCGTGAAGCAGTGGAATCGTGAAGCGAGCGCGTGGGAATTCGGCCCTTCGGCCACGCCCGCGTGGATCTCGCTCGACATGATGTGCAACAAGCGGTTCGGCGGCGGCGTGCCCGAAAGCCGCATGGATCTCGAGAAGCTCAAGACCTGGGCTCAGCATACCGACAACAACAGCCTCTTCTTCAACGGCATCTTCGACCAGGACATGAACCTGTGGGACGCGACGCAACACGTCCTACGGGTGGGCCATGCGCAGTGGGTGCCCGTCGGCACGCGCTACTCGGTCGCGGTCGAGAAGCCCGATACGCCGGTGATGATGTTCTCGGTCGCGAACATGATCCAGGGCTCGTTCAAGAACACCTGGCTGCCGATGGCCGACCGGGCGAACGAGGTCGAGGTCACCTACTTCGACAAGACCGATGGCTTCAAGGAGCGCACCGTGCGCGCCTACGACGCCTCGGCGATCGCCGCCGGCCGGCCGCCCAAGTCGTCCGGCGTGAAGCTGTTCGGCGTGACGGACGGACAGCAGGCGTTCTTCGAGGCCGTGCTGCACCTGAATCTGAACAAATACATCCTGCAGACCGTCGAGTTTGATGCGCCGACCGAGGCGATCGCGTGCACCGCGGGCGATCTCGTTTACATCCAGCACGACATGCCGCAGTGGGGTGACGCCGGGCGCATGGCCGCCGGCTCGACGAACAGTGTGATCAATCTCGACCGGGAGGTAACGCTCGAGGCCGGGAAGCAATACAAGCTGCTCATCCACTTTGACGCCATCCAGCGCGCCGCGGGCAGCGTGAGCTCTGTAATCGGCACGAGCCTGGTGCTGACGGGGTTCAATGGGGCTACCAACGTGAAGCGCATCCAGGTCGCCGGCAAGGACCTGAAGGTGGCGAGCGTGTTCAGCGCCGGCGGCGGCACCTACGGCGTGGTGGTTGAGAACGCCGCGGGCATCACGAACGGCGCGGCCTACACGCTTTGGGACACGGACGTGCTCGAGGAGCGCGACGTGGTGAACGCGCCCGGCCCGACGACCACCCTCACCGCGCAGTCGCCCTTCAACACGGCGCCGGCGCAGTTTCAAAACTGGCTCTTTGGGCCGGTCGG